TCCTGGAAAGACACATACGGCGGAACATCAAACGCCGGCGCGACTGCCATACTGGAGCAGGGGGCGACCTATCAAAAGGTAGGGCTTTCCCCGGTAGAGGCGGGTGCGGGTGAAGCAAAAAAAATTGTTGTGGCCGACGTTGCCCGGATAACCGGCGTTCCTCAGTTCCTACTGGAAGACCTTGACCGAGCGACATTCAATAATATTGAAGAACTTGGTAAGCTGTTTGTGACATACACCGTTTTCCCACTATGCAAAAACATTGAATCCGAATTAACCCGCAAACTACTGCGGGAGCGGCAGCAAGATACACACGAAATCAGGGCCGACCTGAATACACTCCTGGAGGCCAGTACCGAGGCCAGGGCAAAGAAGATTGACGCCCTTATGAAATGGGGGATCATAAACCGGGATGAAGCCCGGAAAATGGAGGGGCTAAATCCGATTGCCGACGGCAGTGGACAGGCGTACTATATACCCATGAATATGGTTGACCCGACAAAACCAATTGAAACGCCGGAAGCCGGCCAAACTCAAAGCGATGACGCACAAGAAAGCGAACCAGCAGAGGCCGACGCCTGAATACTTCAAGGTCGTGCGCGGGAAGGACGGCGATACGCCGGAGTTGTTCCTATACGGGTACATCGGCCAAAAAGCATGGTGGGATGAAGACCCGGAAAACGATATTACGGATATAGCCGTCGTTAAGGCGATCCGGGAACTGGAGGCGGAGGGGAGCAAGCGCATCAACATACGCATTAACAGCCCCGGCGGATCGGTTATGCACGGCGATCCAATTATAACCGCCATCCGGAACAGCAAAGTTGATATTCATACCTATGTTGATGGGATAGCCGCAAGCATGGCCTTTGACATTTGGATCAGCGGGAAAAAACGACACGTAGCGATCAATTCCAAATTAATGACCCATGCGACGGCGACCATCGCAATGGGTACGGCGCGGGATATGGAAAAAGCGGCTGAGATGCTCCGGAAATTCGATGAATCCGCCATCGCCACATTTGCGGCGGTTACGGGCATGAGTGAGGATGAAACGCGGGAGCGGTTCTATGATTATGAGGATCACTGGCTAACCGCGAAAGAGGCTAAAGAATTGGGATTGATCGATGAAATCGACAATTACGAAACCGCGCAGGTAACGGAAAACCCGGAAAAAATGACATTCCGGCAATTACTCTCCATTGCAGCCAGGGTTGAAATGCCCGCGCAGGAAAAAGAAGAACCTGAACCCGAACAGGAAAACGAATTTGAAATGGAAAATTGGCGCGTAGATTACCTTCGCCGCCTCAAACAATTATAACACAAAAACAAGAGACAATGCGTACCGAAAAACAGGTATTAGAGCTTCGCGGCGAGGTACACGCACAAATGCAGGATATTCTCGCGCAGGCGCACAAAGAAAAGAGGGCGCTTTCAGCCGAAGAGGACGAAAGGTGGGGTAAGTTCGATAACGACTACAAGGCGCTTACCCGTGAAATCGACATGATCCGGGCGATGACCGGCTATACCGACGAAACCGCCGCCATCCAACCCCTCGCAAAGCCGGAAAGCGAAACCGATGTCGAGAAAAAGGCAAAAGCAAAAGAGGCGTTCTGGAAAAACCTCCTACACGGCCAGTCACTCACTAGAGAGGAAGCAATGCGGATTGCCTATTCTGACCCGCAAAAGGCCGTAACGTCAACCGGTGGAACCGGTGCCTATGTCATTCCCGAAGATTTCATCCGTAACCTGGAGGTTATTATGAAGTTATTCTCCGGGATGATGCAAGCAAGTTACATCCGGCGAAGCCCGAAAGGCGGAACAATGATTTGGCCGAAAATCGACGACACGGCGCAAACCGGCGCATGGGTTGCAGAACCTCGATCTCCGGCCCTCACGTCCAGGGCGTTCACGTTCGCAAAAACCGAATGGAGCGCATACACATGGGCGGACCTTGCAATGCTTACCTGGGAATTCATCCAGGACGAGGATGTTGACTTCGTGCAGCAGCGCCTTGCTGAGCTATTCGGCGAGGCCGCAGGTCGCGCACTGAACCAGGCGTTCACAGACGGCAGCGGATCAGGAAAACCTACCGGCATCCTGGATGCCAGTGCGGGCGCAAGCACAGGCAAAACAACCTCGTCCGGAACCGCGATCACAAAAGCGGAATTGATCGACGCTCAGCACAGCGTTGACCCCGCTTACCGGATGGGGCCAAATGTGGCATGGATGTTCAACGATTCAACGCTGGCCTATATCCGAAAACTGGACTTTGGCTCCACCGATACCGTACCCCTTTGGCAGCCGTCGTTCCAGGTTGGCGAACCCGACCGGATATTGGGTAACAAGTATTTCATCAACCAATCGTTTCCATCTATCGCAACCGGTAACAAGGTTGCGGTGTTCGGCGACTGGTCGAAGTACGTAATCCGGATGGTCCAGGACTTCAACCTGGTCCGGCTAAATGAGCGATTCGCCGACGAACTTGCTACCGGCTTTTTGGGCTGGCTGCGGTGCGACGGCAAATTGCACGTTTCCAATGCGTTGAAAGTGTTGCGGATGGCGTAACCCAAACAGCGGGCGGAGCGTAAACTCCGCCCGCACCACCTATGTACAAAACCGGCACATATAAGGTAACAACAGGCCCGGCAAGCGAACCGCTTACCGTGAGTGAGGCGAAGTTATACCTGAAAGTGGACGCCAGTACAGATGATACCTTAATCACGCTGCTTATTCAGGCGGCGCGGGAATCCTGCGAAAAGTACCTGCAAATGGCGCTTATTTCGCAGACGATAACGGAAAAATTCTACTGTTTCAAGCCCTGGGGGCTTCGCTTGTCTGTTTCGCCAATGATTTCCGTTTCATCGGTTGCGTACATGGATAGTGGCGGGAATAGCCAAACCCTATCCACCGACATATACGGGGTTAAAGATGGTGAAAAACCACCACTTATCTACCTGAAATATGGGCAAGTGTGGCCGGCGACATACGCGCAGACGGACGCTATCACAGTGACATACCTCGCAGGGTATGCCGACGCGGCATCCGTTCCGGGGGCGATAAAAACAGCAATGTATATGATACTTGCAGAGTGGTACAACAACCGGCAAGACAGCGTTCGCAATATGCCGACGGCAGCACAATGGTTCCTGGATCAGTTTCGTATAAGTTGGTTCTAATGGTACGGCACAACAAAAGGGAGGAAATCGGACAGATGCGGGAACGCCCACAAATCCAGGCCGCAACACAAAGCAGGGGAAGCGATGGAAGCGACGTAGAAACATGGGCAGAACTTGCAACCGTATGGGCGGCGGTGGAATACAGGGCGCTGACCTCTAACGAATCACTGGAAGCCGGAAAAGAGGTTGCAAAAACTGAAATCGTTTTCCGGATCAGGAAACGAACGGACGTAACGACCAGGAACCGGATATTACACGGATCGGTGTATTACGACATTGAAAGCATTGAAGTAACGCCGGATCAGCAATATATGAACCTTGTATGTAAAGCGGTTGGATTATGACAGGGGATGCAATTTATAACATCCTTTACAATAGTGGTTCCGGGGTTGTATTCGACCTGGTAGGTAACCGGATATGGCCAGACCAAGCCCCGCAAAACGCTACATACCCGTTTATCGTGTACCGGATCGCTGATACCGAGCCGAGCGACACCAAAGATGGGGTAAGCCAGTTGGATGTGGTTACTGTAACGATAGAATCCTACGCAACAGCGCGAACGGTGGCAAGAAGTACGGCGGAGGCAGTGAGAACACTACTGGACCGGAAACCGGCGGGAACTTATGGCGGGATAGACCTGGACGGGGTTAGGTTCACGGGCCAGCAAACGGCCAATTTCCAGAGCGACCCGCATATTTTTGTTTTTGAGCAAATGTTTCAACTAAGGTACAAAAGATGAGTGCAGAGTTTCGATTATTGACAAGGCCGGGTGAAATCAGTAAAGCCCTGGGCGCGTACCTGGACAGGGTAAGCAGTCCTGCGCAAAAGGCGGCGATACTCCGAGCCGGTGCAATCGTAATCAGGAACGCGGCGCGAAAACCACCAACCCCCATATCTGAAAAAATGCACTACGCATACCTGAAAAATAATCGCGTAACGATACACCCTGGAAACTTGCGAAAAAGCATGGCGGTATTCCGGACGCGGGATAATGACGTGGTGATTGGACCGCGTGTGATTCGGAAAAACATAGGACAGGAGTTTGGGCGGACGGTAGCAACGGCATCCGGGTATTACGCCTCATTCATTTACGGTTCAGCATCCGCATTCAGGAAACAGATAATGGAACCCGCACTATCCGGAAACCAAAACGCGGCGTTCGAGGCCATAACCCGGAAATATGCAGAGGTTCACAAAATCGCAGTAAGATGATCGTAAAAATCAAAATACCGCATGGCCGGTGGGTTCCGGGCAATATGCCGGACGTTACCCGGCAGTATGCGGCGGAACTGGTAAGCCGGGGGATAGCCGAAATAGCCGAGGTTCAGGGGCGGTTGGATCTACCACCGAAAAAGGCGGAGGAAGAAAAAGACCAACCCATTGTCGTAAACAACTATTTTATGTCGCCTGGGCCGGATGATACCGGCGATGAAGGCGAAAGCCCGGATGATCCCGGCGAAAAACCCCGGAAGAAAAAGAAAGATTGATTTTAAACTCAAACAAATAAACACATGGCTACGGAAGGAATTATCAATGGCACAAACCTACGCATATACGCCGGGGGGACGGTAATAGGAAACGCAACATCCTGCACCCTTACCGTAAGCCGCGAAATGCGGGAGATCCTCACAAAGGACAGCCCCGGCAACGGATGGACGGAAAACAAGCCGGGCAGGAAATCCGGTACGCTTTCAACCGAAGGATTGGCATCAACCGACACGGCAAACAGGACGCCGAAATACCTGTTCGATGCCCTGAACAACGGAACGCCGATTGTATTAAGGTTCACGACCGATGTAGTTGGCGACACGTATTGGGAGGGGTCGGGTTATTGCAGCAGCTTTGAAAGCACCGCAGCGGTTGAGGAAAACGCAACCTATTCGGCGGAGTTCACGGTTCACGGCGCGATAACATCCGGAACAGAATCGTAATCAATTTTTTTGAGCAGATATGACAAGCGAAGTAAAAATCAATGGCAAAGCGCTGCCGTGCAGTTTTGGCATGGCGGCGCTTTCCGCTTTCCTGGAAAGCGAGGGGATGAAGTTATCAGACCTGGATGGATTCGGCGAAAACGGGCTTAGCCTGAAAACTGCGCTGAATCTGGTCTATCACGGGATTAAGGACGGCCACAGGCGGGAAAAAAAGCCGTTCGGACTTTCGTATGAGGATGTATGCGACCTTGTGGATGAGGAACAAACGCTGATTCAGCAGTGTATCGACGTATTTGTTAAGTCTATGC